CATACCGGCCCATGCCTATAAGATGCGGCCGATCATCTTTGGCGTGGACGTGGCGCGGTTCGGTGACGATAAGAGCGTTATTTATGTGCGGCAGGGGTTGGCTACGCTTGAGATAAAGAAATATTCGGGCGTTGACCTGTTCCAGTTCTCAGAAACAGTGATGCACAAGATTAGAGAGTATGACCCTGACGCGGTGTTTGTTGATGTGGTGGGTGTCGGGGCCGGCGTGGTTGATATGCTCCGCAATAAACAATTTGGAGATGTTGTAACCGGCATAAATAGTGGCAATAGGCCGGTAAATAGCGTTGCCTACGTCAATAAGCGGGCTGAGGTGTGGGCCAGAATGAAAGAATGGCTTGAGCTTGGCGGCTGTATCCCGAAAGATAACGAGCTGCGGGTTGACCTTGTATCGCCGCTTTATAGCTATGATTCCGCTAACCGTATGAAATTAGAAAAGAAAGAGGACATGAAGGCGCGGGGGGTGAAGTCACCTGACGTTGCAGATGCCTTAGCGCTGACGTTCGCGCAGCCGGTGGCAAAACGCAAGCCTGAGTTTTTAGCTATGGCAGCACAACGCAAAGAATACAAGCCGTTCGATAAATTAGCTCAGTTGGGGGTGTGATATGGGACTTTTCAGTAAAGTCAAAAACCCGTTTAAGGCAGGTAAAAATATTTTTGACAAGGTAATTGGTGGAGTCGAGTCAATCGGTGATGCTACGCTAAACGTACTTTCTGGCGGAATGATCGCGCAGGCCGAAGCCACTAAAGAGGCTAAAAAGGCACGGGATATGGCCGCAGACCAATATTCGCAAGGGATCGCAGCGGCAGAGGCTGAAGCCAAGCGCATTGCCGATCTTGAGGAAGAGCGCAAGCGCAAGCTCTTATTGATGGGGACACAAAAGCCCTCGACAATGGTCGGCGGCTATCTTGGCATTGGTGGGCAGGCTGCGGTAGGCAAACCGTTCTTGGGGTAGGATATGGCAACAAGCAATCTGACGGAAGAGTCGAATCAATACACGATGGGGCATGACGTCTCGCGTAATGGGCGATTGTTTAAGAACTGGTACAACCTCGATAAGCAGTTTACGCCGTGGCTGGCGCTGTACAAAGACATTAGCGATTACATCGCCCCTGGACGCGGGCGGTTTGTGGACCGTGACGGCGAGGCCAACCAGAGGACCAAGGCGTCTTCCCGGTTGTTGAACCCTGTTGCGGCTGACGCCCTGCACATGATGGGCGCGGGGCTGCATGGTGGGCTATCGTCTCCGGCGAGGCCGTGGTTTCAGTTATCCTTCAGCGACCCTGGACTGGACAAGTATTCGGCGGGTAAAGCGTGGTTGGATGACTGCGAGAAGATTCTATACGGGGTGTTCAAGCGTAGTAACTTCTATACCGTGATTCATTCGATCTACGAGGAAGTAGGCGCGTTTGCCACTGGCGCGCTGTTTATCGACGGACACCCGAAGAACGTAGTCAACTTCTCATTTCTAACCGCTGGCGACTATCGCATTGCGGTCAATGACCTGAGCCGTTGCCACTGTATGTATCGCAAATTCAGGATGCAGATACACCAGATGGCCGCGATGTTCGGGCCGGACAAGCTGAGCGATACGTGCCGCCGACTGTTGGACACTAACCCGTATGAGTGGCGCGATGTGCTTCATGTGATCGAGCCGAACGACGATTACAATCCTGAGAGCATGGCAGCTACCAATATGCCATATCGCTCAAGCTACGTGGAGTGGAAGGAGCAGGACAAGCGGCTTGGCGATAGCGGATATATGGAGATGCCGATTGTAACCCCTCGTTGGCAGGCGTTGGCGAACGAGGCTTACGGTTGGGGGCCGGGGCCGGAAACGCTGTCACTGTCCAAGGCGTTGCAGAGGATGGAGCTAAACGCGATGCTGGTTGAGGACAAGTACCTTGATCCGCCGCTTGCTGTATCTGCCGACTTTAAAGACCGAATGGTTGATTTATCTCCTGGGGCCAAGTCTACGTTTAGCGGCAACATTGACGATATGGGTAAGGCGTTTACCAAACTTGTCGAAATCGACCCGCAGGCGATTACGATTTACGAGCAGAAGATTCAAAACGTAGAAAACAAAATCAGGCGCTTGTTTTACAACGAGCTTTTCCTGATGATCGCCAGCGAAGACCGGCGCATGACGGCGACCGAGGTGATGGCCCGCAACGAAGAAAAGATGATAATGATCGGGCCTGTGATCGAGCGGTTGTTGTATGAACTATTAGACCCGACCATTGAGCGTGTGTTTAACCTGTGCGCGAGGGCTGGAATGTTGCCGCCGCCGCCTCCTGATATTACCGAAGCGGAATATAAGGTTGAGTACGTGAGTATCTTGGCACAGGCGCAGAAGTTGGTTAATAGCCAATCGATGCAAGCCTACCTTGGCACGGCTGAACGTGTAGCAGCGTTTGACCCTGGCACTATCGTCAAGACGAATTGGGACCAATTCCTTGAGAGCTACGGCGATACGGTTAATCTGCCGGCGCGTATTGTGCGTGAGGATGATGAGGTGTCCGAAATCAGGCAGCAGCAGGCAGAGGCGGCACAGGCGCAGCAGCAGATTATGGAAGACCAGGCGAACGCCGACACCATGCAGAAGTTGGGTAGCGCGAACACGGGCGAGGACACGGCGTTGAATGACCTCAAGCAGACGATGGGGGCTGCGTGATTGAAACAGGCAGACAAGCATATATCGAGGCCAAAAGGCGCGACATCGCTGACGAGGACGCCCACTATAACCGAATTAAGCGGGTTTTTGAGTCACCCGAAGGAATTGCCGTTGCTGAGTGGATTTTATCAGACCTATGTAGGTACTGGATACCAAGCGTGGGTGCTGACGACCTGGGACGCTATAATGTCGGTCGAGTATTCTTCCACGCGCTGTCTGTTGCAGACATCGGGATTTGTCACCGGATTCTTGATTCCAGACGAGCTTTAGCCGATCGGCAACGGGCCGAGGACAAGGCGCGTTTAAGTGAAGCGGAATTAAAACTGAAAGGAGTTTAATCATGGCAGACAACGCAGGCACCGCAGCGGCGGTAAGCGGCACACCTGGCGGCACCGAGCCGCAACCGATCAACGTGTCTATTCCTCCAACGTGGATGGCAGATGACAATTTCAAGGGCTTTTTTAAGGACGGCGAGAACGGCGCGAAGTCGTTTGACCTGGATGGCTTCCAGAAAGCCTACCTTGAAACCAAGCAGGCGTTACCGGCGGTCCCTGAGACTGCCGACGCATATAAGTTTGATTTTCCCGAAGGATGGCCGCTCGATGAGGCTGACATCAAGCTGCAGCGTGAAATGGCTAAGGGTGCCGGATTGACACAGGCGCAGTATGAGCAGATCGCCAAATACGATGTTGCTCGTCTGACCAGTGCCGCCGATGCTGAGGCTAAGAAACACGCGGAAGCTGTTGCGACTCTACGGGCAGAATGGAAGACCAACTTTGACGGGAATTTCAATCTGGCAAAGAAGGCGGCTGAAGCGTTCTTTGGTAAGGGTGTAGGTGATCTACTCAACACCGAAACCAACCCGGCCATTATTAAGGGGATGTATAACATTGCCTCTAAAATGGGCGAAGATACGCTGAAGCAAGGAGGCTTACCGGCAGAGTCAAGGCCGTTAGGCGTCGATGGCAAACCACGACTAAAATTTAAATCGATGGGCGATTAGCCCGAAGGAGTTATAGGCAATGGCTGACGTAACCGATAGCAGACTTGGCCTTGTTGAAGTGGTCAAGCGGCATGACCCCAATGGCAACCTGGCGACTATTGCCGAGGTGCTTGCACAAACAAACGATATTATAGCTGATGCGGTGTGGAAAGAGGGCAACGACATTTTCAGCAACAAGACCGTGCGCCGGTCTTCGCTTCCTTCCGGCACCTGGCGCAAACTCAATCGCGGCGTTGCTCCCGAGTCGAGCGATACAGTTGAGTTGATTGACACGATTGGTATTCTTGAAACCCGCAGCGAGAATGACGTTGAAATCATCAACGCCTTCAGCGATCCGAAGCAGGCCCGCATGGACGAGGCGGCGGCTTTTATTGAGGGTCTTTCGCAGGAGATGGCGCAGACCATGCTTTATGGCAACGCTGCGACCGCTCCTGAAGAGTTCACCGGCCTTGCGCCTCGCCTGGACGCACTGGCGGCTACCGCTAATGTTATCGGCGGTGGTGGTTCTACCACGCTGACCTCCATCTACGTTGTCACCTGGGGGCCGAATAGTGTGTTCATGGCCTATCCGCGCAATACCAGCGGCGGACTCCAACATGAAGACCTGGGGATTCAGGATGCGCTGGATGCCAGCAACAACAAGTTCCGCGCCTATGTTGATCGCTTTGTGTGGCGGGCAGGTATGGTCGTGAAAAACCCGAAATGTATTGCGCGTTATGCGAACCTTGAGCCGACCGGCACGGCGACCACGTTTGATGAGGACGAGCTTATCCGGCTTGTCAACCGCATGGTGGTTACACCGGGAACGCGCATTTATGCCAGTACCAATATGCTGACGCAGATGCAGATTCGGCTGAAGGACAAGACCAACGTCTATTTTACGAGGGACCAGGGTCTTGACGGTGGGGGGCCGGTGCTTCGGTTCTCCGGTATCCCGGTTCGCAAGTGTGAGCAGATTCTCGATACTGAGACTGTTATTGCCTAACAATAACTGACGCCTAAAGGCGAAGGAGAATAGTAAGATGGCTGTTCAATATGAATATGAGTTTTGCGATGCAACCAGCATCATTGGTGATAACAACACCCTCACCAGAGGGGAAACCAACTACAAGGCAAAAGCTGCGACCAACAAAGATGCGTGGGGCAACAACAAGAACGCGCAGATCGGCGGCATGACCTTTGTTGTGGTCCCGACCACGGCGCTGACAGCGGCTCGTACCGCGACTGTGTATCTGGCCTCCAACACCACGAACACCTTGGTTTCCGGCACGTATCATACAAGTGTTGCTATCACTGCCAACGCTGCTGCCGGCACCGTGTTCAAGTCCAAGATCCCTGTCGGTACTGAGCGGGGCGCTTACCTTGGAGTTGTGGTTGTCGGTGCCGGTAACATTGCAGCCGGCGCGATCAATGCGTTTATTACCGCTGACGAAGGGCATCTCGTTGACTAAGGGAGGTTATGCCAGTGGCTAACTATGCGGTAACTGCCTACAAGGGCAAGGGCATTACAAAAGCCCAAAACACGGCGCAGCGAGAGTTTATCAAACCGGACTTGATGTATAAGTATCATTTCAGGTCTTCATCGACTGCGGCTAACAACCACATTGAGGGATTCCTTTACGTCAACAAGGCTATGAACACCTCGACGGGGCTTGCCAGTAATGACACCCTCACAGTTACGATTGTTGACGGCACCTAACACACAACAGGGGGTAGCCAACGGGTTGCCCCCTCTACCTACCTACCGGAAAGGAGCCTACGAATGGCTAAGCCTAAATACAGATGTTTCCTGAAGTGTTTTGCATACAACAAACTATTTAAGCAGGGCGACTACTTCCCTGCGGTTTGGATAGAGAAGGGGTATGTTCCGCAGCCTGAATACTTTGTTTTGGAGCAGGATTACGAGGATGCAATCACAACCAAAGTTGCGGAGTCAAGGATAATCTATTCTGCTGCTGAAGACCCGCGACCTACAAAGGTGTTGATTGAAGACTTGGCGAAGTTCATGGAAGTACCGAAGGATTGGGACCGCAAGCGGATATGGAAGACTCTAAAGCAGCGGGAGATGGCAATAGCGCATACTGAGCCGCAGCCGCGCAAGCCTGGAAGACCTGCTAAGGAAGCATAACTATGTCAAATTATTACTTTTATCCCTACATAGCTCTAACGGGGGGCGCTGACGGTGCGCTTGATTCGCTTGATGGTAGCTTGCTTAAAGACGGTGACGCCGCGTTTGTCGTACATAATGGCGTGTTGAGGTCATATGTCCTTGATGCAGATTCAGCGGCAACTGAGAGTTCCCCAGATGTTATTGCTCCAGACTCAAATGCCGGGGATAAAAGATGGATACAGATATACGATGATCGAACTTCTGCCGATTTGAATTTCGTTCAGTCTGGTACTGGTGCGTCAACGCGCACATCTCAGGCAAAAATGCGCGATGTTGTAAGCGTAAAGGACTTTGGAGCAATAGGGAACGGCGTTGCAGACGATGCTGCTGCAATTCAGTTGGCGTTTGATTCTGGAGCAAATGCGGTTTTCTTCCCAGAGGGGACATATCTGGTAGGTACCACTTGCACTATTTCAGGAAATAACAGGACGATTTACGGAGCATCGAAAACAGGCAGCAGGATACTGTTAGCCGCAGATATTGCAGCGATAACGATAGATACATCATCCGTGGATATGTACTACTCTCAGTTCAAAAACATCAGTTTCGAGTGGACGGGTGGGGCAGCCGCAAGGACGGCAACGGCAGGTTTCAGGATCATAGGAGCAGCAAATTTCTTTGCCCACAACAGTTTTGAAAATATTGGGTGTTATGGTCTTTTTTATGCCATAAAAAACGACAGGAGCACAGATGCTACCGGAGAGAACCAAAGTGACTTTAATATCTTTATCAACATTGATACAGCAAACGCAGCCGCTTATGCGACTGAATATTTTTATAAAGCGCTTGGCTCTGGTACTGGTAACATTTTTGCCAATTCAATTTTAACCATAGGAACAGTTGGCATTGACATTGGTGATGGCACCATAAATTGTGGCGATCTCATATTCAACGGTATTCAGTTCGGTGGAGCCGGTACTGGAATAAAGCTCACCAAGGGCAGTGCGTATGGGACCAATGTCTCCGTCATGGGGTGCCAGTTTGATGCAGGGTTGACATATGGGCTTGACTTCACCGGCATAAACGCTTTCAAGGTTAAGGGTACTAATTGGGGCGGGGGTGTTAGTAACTTGTTGCCAGGTTGTTTCGATTACGAAATTGACGGAAGCCCAGGTCTTGACAATTTCATTAACGCATCCGGTCAGATCACATCTACTTTTTTTAAACGTCAGTACGCAACCGCATCGAATAACGCCGCTCACATTAATGACGAGAGTGGATACCACGTTTTACGCCCACTGGGTGCCAATTTTAATAATGCGCTTTGGCTTGTTTCCTTCAACAACACCTATACGGGAGCCATTGTAGAGATAGATACCGTGGGGTTTTTGCAGGGAGTTGGATTCAGGTCTTCTAAGGCAACATTTCATGTCGGGCGGCAAGATTCAGGGGTTACTACTCCAACCGAGATTGACATAAACGATATGAATTCTACACAGATGGAGCATTTTTCAATAACCTCCAACAATATGCTAACAGTAAATATCAGATCGACAGGAGCCGGTAATAATTCTTTCGTCCAAAGTCACATTCGAGCAAAAGGGACGTTTGACTATATTAGGAGAGGTTAGACTCATGCCTGTTTATTGGGCCTCAAGTGCAGGTATTATAACATCGGCAGGAAGCGGTATAACAACCGAACTTGCCGTTTGTAAGTTGGCAATGACATGGTTGGGTGCCGATCCTTCGGCATTGTCGAACGTGACCACGATAACCAATAACAGTAGCAAAGAAGATACCCTTTGCAACGTGGTCTATGATAGCGCAAGAAAGGCTGTGCTGGAGGACTACAACTGGCAGTTTGCCAAGCGGCACCTCATGCTCAACCCTGCTGATGGGTATTATCAGAGTCCTTCCAATAATAGTAACGATTCCATAGTATCAATAAGTGGTATCACTAACGCAGACCCGGCAGTTGTCACGACTGCCAATAATCACGGCTTTTCGGACGGGTGGCTGATAAAGATTGCCGGTGTTAGTGGCATGGATCAGATCAACGGGCGCACGGTGCGGTGTGCGAACAGCAACGCGACCACGTTTGAGTGCTACGGCTTGAACAGCACGGCTTTCAGTAGCTACGTGTCAAGCGGCAACGCTGTTAGGTTTGAGGCGTATAGCGACTATCACAACGGATACGCTTTCGATGTGCCGGCAGACTTCCTGCGCCCGGTTCACGTTGAGGGCAGACCACAGTATGAGCTTGTCGGGAGTGGCAATTCTCAGCGAATCCTATGCACCGAGCAGTACCCGGTTGTTGAATACATTGCAGATGTGACAGTGGTATCCGAGATGTCAGAAGGGTTTAAGAGAGCCTGGGCCGCAAGGATTGCCGCTGAGCTTGCGAATCCTCTACAGAAGAAGAATGCGGCCATGCCGGATATGTGGGGATGGTATCAACAGGTGCTTGAGCGTGAGAGCAAGCCCTCTGATGCTAAGAACGTAGACCCGAAGCATCTAATCAGGGAGAAGTCGAACGTGCTTAGAGATGGTGGCTGGGAGTAATGGCGACGATCCCGATAGTCAAGCGGCTGTTTAATAGCGGCGAGTTTAGCCCGAAGGTTTACGGGCGGACTGACATAGACCGCTATGAGGGCGGCGTTAAAACCATGTTGAACATGGTTCCGTTACCGCAAGGTGGGTGCACGCGCAGACCTGGCACTAAATATGTCGCGAGATCCAATGCTACCAAAGTGCAGTTGTTGCCGTTTCAGTTTTCGACTACTCAGGCATATATCATTGAAGTTGGGCAGCAAGGGAACAACACCGGATATATGCGGTTTTATAAAGACGGCGGGGTAATTTTGGATGGCAATAACAACGCTTATGAAATCGCTTCGCCTTATGCTGCGGAGGATATTGGTAATCTGCAATATACACAGAGCTTCGACACGCTTTTTATAGCGCATGAGAATGCTTCACCGAGGATGCTGACACGATCAGCGCATAATAGCTGGTCGTTAAATACAATTTCATACGCAAACAATTCTATGCCTGCTGATTGGACGGCAGCGCCTGGGGTTGAAAATAAACCACGCACAGTTACGTTCTATCAGGATAGGCTTGTGTTCGCGTCCAACCCTTCGTATCCGTCCCGCGTGTGGTTTTCAAAAACGAGCGCATATAATGATTTTACAACCGGAACAAATGATGCTGATGGGTTCTTGATTAATTTACTATCCGGTACGTCTGATGTGATCCAATGGTTGTCAAGCCATAAGGCTCTTGTGTGCGGGGCTGATTCTGGTGTGTGGGCTGTCAGTTCGGCAAACGGAGCAAACGCAGCCATTACGCCGACCAATCGTAAGGCAGACAAGGATTCCTATTTTGGTTCAGCCGCAACCAGGCCGGCGCAACTTGGCGACCATGTGATATATGCACAATACCTCGCAAGCAAGATCCGCGACTTATCATACAGTTATGAAGCTGATGGGTACACCTCAAGCGAAACGAGTGTGCTTGCAGACCACTTGATTGAAGGCAAGAGCATTACCGAGATTGCATATCAGCAAAGCCCGTTTGAGTTGGTGTGGATGCGTAGGAGTGACGGAAGGCTGTTGGCTCTTACCTATTTGGCCGAGCATAAAGTCATCGGCTGGAGCCAACACACTTGCGGTAATGTGGTTTCAATCGCCTGTATCCCTGGCAATCTTGAGACAGAATTATGGATGGCGACACAACGCACGGTAGGCAATAACAATGTGACCTATATCGAGCGCATGGAACCGTTTTACTTTGGCGATTCCAATAACGCGGTGTTTGTAGATTGCGCGATTGCTGGCAACTCAGGGAGTAACAGCGTTTCGGGGTTGGCGCACTTGAACGGCGAGGTTGTTTCCTACCTTGCAGACGGTGTGCCTGGTAACGCAACGGTTGCCAATAACTCAATTACCATCGCGCCGGCGAGTGCTAATAACCTTGTGGTGGGGCTTGCCTATCAATCCGATTTGGAGACATTGCCGGTAGAGGTAGAGATTAAAAGCGGCCCGTCGATGTTCAAAACCAAGCGGATTACCGAGATTGCCGTCAGGTGCAGAAACACGGCGGGCGGTACGTACGGACCCGACGGGAATAACCAGACGAAGCTATTTAACAACAATGCGGGGCTTTTTAGCGGCGACCGAGTGAATCTATCCCTACGGGGAGGACATAATAGCCATAGAACTGTCCTTATTCGGCAGACGGAACCGTTGCCTATGTCGATAGATGCAATCGGCATGGAGGTTGAAGTCGAATGAATCCAGGCTTGATGTTGATGATAGGCGGCAGTCTGCTTAGTTCAGGAGCGCAAGCTTATGGCGGCTACCAAGCGGTAAAGCAGGGCAAGTATGCGGCTGACATTTTAGGCTATCAAGCCAAGTACACTAATGCGTTGACTGAGATTGAAGTTGCCAAGTTAGAACGCCAGAAGCAGCAGACGATAAGCGCACAACGGGCGCAGACTGCCGCAAGCGGTATTCGGACTGACGTAGGCGCTCCGCTTGAGCTTGAGGTGGAGACAGAGATTCTTGCGGACATTGACAAGAATATTCTCCGCATGAGCGGCGGCATTGAGGCGTTGCGGTATCAGACGGCGGCCAGCATGACCAAGGCGCAGGGGTACGGGCAGGGCAGCGCGATGTTTGCTAATTCTTTCGGTAGTTTGCTTAATACCGGGCTTGCG